ATGGACTTGTAACGGACGCCTTTGCGCAGTCATTCGGTCGTGCGCTATCTTCCTACTTCACTACAGGTTCAGGAATCAATCAACCAACAGGAATTCTAACAGCGGCAACCAGCGCAGGTACAATTGTTGGAGACGACAACGCCACCTCGCCAAATCCACAAACCCAGATTGGTTATTTAGACGTTCTTGGTCTGCTTCACTCAGTTGACCCAGCGTATCGTAACCAACCAGGCGCGAAGTTCATGTTCAACGACTCAGTCCTGCTAGCTCTCCAGAGCCTCAAGGACAAGTTCGGACATCCTCTCTGGGTCCCTTCGTTCTCTTCAGCGACGCCGGACACTATTCTCAACAAGCCCTATATCATCAATAATTTCATGGGTAGCTTGGGAACCAGTGGTTCTCCAGCAACTGAGGACAGCCCAATTCTCTTTGGAGACTTGAGCCGTTACAAGGTGCGCCGTGTTAAGGCTATGGCCATCCAAAGGTTGGTTGAGCGTTACGCCGAGTTTGGCCAGGTCGGAATCATCGCGTGGGCCCGGTACGACGGCAATCTCTTGGTCCCAACAGCAGTAAAGTATCTAACCTCCTAAAGAGTTTCTTAGGGGAAGCAAACGAACGGGGAGTAGGAGTTGTTCCAAAACTCCCACTCCCCGTTTTCATTTAGAGGGAAACGATGTCTAGCACACGAGCAGTATCCGTTCCAGCAGTTGAGCCCGTCAGTGTATCTGACGTTCAGGATTATCTCAAAATACCCGAGACGCGGGACGTTGATATGATAACGGGCTTGATCATCGCAGCGCGGACCTATGCGGAGTCAGTCACTGGGCGGAGCCTAGCTTCCAAGGATTATGTTATGACCCTGGACCGCTTCCCCTACTTTTCTGATGTGAATATCAGCACAGACATCGGCTTAGACTCCAGCTACGCCCGATACAGCACTCTTTGGAATTATTCCCAGATGATCAAGTTGCGTCACTCCCCAGTTACTCAAGTTGAGAAGATCACGTACATTGGTGTAGACGGCTTCCCACACGATATATTCCCAGGTGTGGACTTCCTAGTTGATTATGTCAGTGAGGACTGCCGCCTGTTCACGTTGCCAGGCTCTTATTGGCCAGTGATTTTATATGTGCCGGATAGCGTTACAATCTTTTACACGGCTGGATACGACCCGGATCCTACCAAGATCATCACCATCAACGCCACAGATGAAGAAGGTAGCCCAGCAGTTCCGACGCCTCTGCCTGACCCGCCAAACCAGCAACTGGACGTCACGCTCTCAATCGGTATTCCGGTTCAAACTCAGCTTGCTATCAAGATGCTCGCTTGTCACTGGTACCTCAACAGGGAGCCAGTTAGTGCTGGTATGGTAGGAACGGTGCCCAACCACGTGGACGCGCTCCTAGCCAGCAGTATGGTCTTTGATTATTCACTAGGTAGGGCCTAATGCTCCCACGCAGTCTATCAACGCTGGCTTATAAGACTCCAAGAGGCGCGATGAAACACCAGATCACGCTCACCTCTGCCACGGCGCTGGATAGTACTGGCGCTCCAGGTGCGCCTACATCCTCCGCGCCTATCTGGGCTTTCATTTCGGCGCTACAGGGTAGGGACTTGAACCTAGCGCAACAGATCATATCTACGGTCACTCATAAGATTGTTATCCCGTATCAAGACGGAATCACCGCAGCCATGACTGTGTTATACGGGACGCGGACCTTCCAGGTCAATGCGGTACAAGACCCAGACGAAGGGCAGTTTGAGCTTTGGCTTATGTGCACAGAAATCAACAAGGGTGAAGTCTAATGGCATATGTCCCCGGAAGCTATTCAGCAACCCGCAGTCATAGAGGCGCGGGCGTTCAACGGGTTGATGAGTTTCAACTTGAAATTGAAACAGAGGGCTTTGAGGAGCTCGCTCAAAAGCTAGAGGAACTAGCTCCCAAAGTAGCACGGAAGGCTCTACGCCGCGCAGCCAAGGATGCTGGTGACATCTGGTTAACGGCTATCAGCGACAACGCGCCCGAGTTGACTGGCTTTTTGAAGTCTGAAATCAATGAGATGTCCCGATCCAAGGGAGATTCTGTTCAGGTAAAGGTAGGTCCTTCCGACGCCCCATATACGCTGAAGCCTCAACCGTCCAGGACAGCGGAAAACGTTGCTCTCTTTCGAGAATTCGGAACACATTGGCAGGCTCCCAAACCTTTCATGCGACCTGCGTTTGAGTCAACAAAGGATCTAGTGATGGAGGTCTTTAAAGAAGATTTGAACGACGAGTTTGAGGCTCTTAAGGAGTAACAATGCTAGAGGTAGGACTATACCAAACAATGAAGGCTGATACCGGAGTTAGCGGCTTTGTTTCCGGTCGTATATTTGGCACACTGATGCCCAAGAATCCTACCTATCCTGTTATCGTCTACAACACTGTCACGACAACCGATTTGGGCTACCATTCCCAAGGTGCCAGCGGACTTAGGATGAAGCGTATCCAGTTTGATGCCTACGCCAAAGATCACTACACAACGATAAGCGTATGTGATGCGCTCAGGACCTTGTTCCAGTCCTTCCGAGGAGTTCTGAATGATGGGACTAATGTTCAAGGCTGTATTGTTCAGGGGGAGATGGATTTTCCTTATGAAGAGGGCGGCACCGGATATATCTTCCGACACATGGTAGAGATTGACGTCATATACCAAGACAATGAAAGCTAATATCCCCCTCTAAGTAGAGCACTTTTAAGCAAGACTCAGGCAACACAAGGAGCAACAAAATATGTCACAAGCATTCTCCGGATATGGTCTATTTCTTAATCAGGGCACAATCGGTTCACCTCCCGTTTTCACCGCTATCACGGAAGTCCAAACCGTTACGCTGAGTGGATCCAAGGTTGACCTTGTCGATGTTACTCACGCACAATCTCCACAAGCAAGACGCGAGTACTTGGCTACCCTGATTGATAGCGGCAGCTGTGACTTCACCGCGAACTTCATCCCGACTGATGTAACCCAGATCAATCTCCAAGCGACGATGAACAACCGCGTGGCCGTACCTTGGACAATCACTCTTCCGGGTGCCCTGGGTCATTTTGCTTTCACTGGAATCGTCAACAGTATTGACACTTCCCTCGACTTTTCTAAGGAAGTTAAGCTCACGGTGAAAATCAAGATCACTGGTCCCCTTAATTTCACAACGCCTTAAAGTATTGGGGGCATTCTAGGAAACTAGGGTGCTCCCGCCAATTTGATTCATTGTCGTGGTTGGCTCAGGGAATTTCCTGCTCCAGCTTGTCCTGGTAGTTCCTCATAGGACGCTCCTACCTCCTCGTTACCAAAACTCATACACGGAGTTTGCTCAAATGGTTCCTATTTCTCAATTAGAAGTCAATGTTCTTCCCATCGCCAAAGTCAAAATTGAAGGAGTTGGTGAGTACCAGCTTGTCCTTGACTACTGCGCCATCGCCAAAGCAGAGCCTCTACTTAGCCGGATAGAAGAGGAGAAGGACGCTAACGGCAAGGTGACATCGCCAGAGCGTACGCGTGATCTTAGCGTGCGCTACGACTGGGCAAGGCTGACTGGTTCGGACCTTTCAATCATATGCTGGGCTGCCTTTGATAGATACCACCCGGAAGTAACTCTCCGCCAGGTACGTCAATGGTTAGCTCCGGCTCAGAACGCCCAACTATTTGAAATGCTCTTTGAGTCAGCCTATCCCGGAGTGTTAGAGAAGTTGATGGAGGCTGCAAAAGAATTAGCAAAGGGTGAAGTAGAAAGCCCAAACGTCCCAGCGGTGGCGTCAGCCTAGACGATCCACCGGAGAGCTGGAGGGAGCTTTATGCTATGGCGCGGTACGACTTCGGGATGACAACGCAAGAGTTTGGTCGGACTACTCCGGGAATGTTTGCGGCTCTTATTAAGAGGCAAAGTGTAAGGTTCCGTCGTGAGTGTTATCTAGCTGGTATTACAGCCGCGATGATAGCGAATGTGAATAGACATGATGAGCACGCCAAAGTGTGGAGCCCGTTTGATTTTGTTCCCGATAGGGACCGTGACTTGAAGAGGAACAAGTTGAGAGAACAAATTATGTCAATCATCCGCCCGCTTATGGAGTTCAACTCGGCTCCGGAAGCGTTGGATAAGGCTAGGGCCGGGATAGTGGCTAATCTCACAAAGGCAGGACATGAAGATGTTGAAGAAGTTTTTGATGAGATGTTTCCATACTGGCAGAAAGTGAAAGTGTAGATGCCTAACGTAGGAACTTTATCAGTGAATCTCGTCGCCGGAACCGCTTCATTTGAAAGCGGGATGAACAAGGCTTCGCAATTAT